AAAATTTGTAATTGACGAAGTTCTAACAGAATACACAGATTATGAAAACGAAGACATTGTAGTGTTAAAAGTAAAAAAGGAAGCCGTAACTGGCTATGTGTTAGTTTTAAAAAATAAATTAATTCAAGGTACGATTTAGATATGATGAAAATGAAAGACGATATGGCTACAAAGACCTACGCTTATGGTGGCCGTGTAGCTAACGGTTCTATGGAGAAACCAGAGAAGCGGCAGATGTACGAAGGTGGCGGCATGGTAATGAAACCTCGCGAACCATATACGACAAAAGAAAAAGTAGAAGAAGATCGTAAAAAAGCTATGGCGTCTATGCCGCCTATTCTACAACGAATGATAGGTTAGCCTTGCCGTGTCCGGTAAAGCAGTAGCAGGAACCGCCTTTCGCACAGACCCTAGCCGCAAGCTGACAGAAAAGCAAGCGGCATTCTTGGATGCGCTATTCGAGAACGGTGGTCGTGTCGGAGAGGCCATGAAGACAGCGGGATACAATTCGTCCCGCTCAAGTCTTATGAAGTCTCTGCGTGAAGAGATTGCTGCAAGGACCAAAGATTATTTAGCCGTGAATGGCGTAAAAGCTGCGACTCGTATCGTAGAGGGTTTGGACGCTGATGGCACAACTCCGCTGAACCAGATGGACATGCGTATTAAGTCTGCTGAGTCCATTCTGGATCGTATCGGAGTTTCAAAAAAGCAAACCACAGAAGTTACGGGGCAGGTTGTTCACGGTGTTGTATTACTCCCTGCCAAAAAAGAAGTTGATAAAACTATTACTATAGACAACGGCGGGGAGATTTAAGAATGATACCAATTATTTTAGCAGGAGCAACCGCTGCTAGATTAGCTGCACCTCGAATAGCAAAGTTACTTACAAAACGCGGATTGGCGAGAAATGCTCCAAAAGATGCGAAAGTATCGTCATCAAAACCACTAGAAAAACAAGCTGACCTTCCAAGAAAAATACAAAATGAACTTGTAGTTAAAAGAAATCTGAAGAAAACTAAGAATGAAACGATGGATGATTTTCTAGATAATATTGGAAAACATAAAGGTTCTTCTCCTGCTGTAAATAGAGCAAGAATTAAAAGGGAACAGAAAAAAGAAGAAGCAGCCGAAGCTGCTAAAAAAGCTGCTCAAAGAGATAAACCTAAAACAGAGCGTCAGGCCGACCCCCATACCTCTTCACAACAGAGAAGGCAACAAAAGCTAGACGCTGATGAAGAATTTCAAAAATTCCTATCTGAAGCAGATGATAAAATAGCGCAACAGAGTCGTGTAACTCGTTCTCCAAGTTCTGACACGGCAACTAAAGGTATGCGACTACCCCGAAAAGGAGAAGATTACTTGTTAAAAAAGAGTGGCGGTAAAGTCTACTCACGCGGCTCACGAAAGGCTAAATACAATGTCTGAAGAATATAGAAAAGCTGTAGAAGCCATACTTCCTATAGAAGCACTAGCTGTCATGCAAGAGCGTAGTCCACATCCTGTTGATCTAAGAATGGCAAAAGAAAGATTAAAACAACTGAAAAAAACACCAGAAGGACGCGAAAGTTTAAAAGAAGCAAGAAAAGATTTAGAACTTGATGTAAAAGCAAACATGGTGGACGGCGGTATGGTTATGCCAAAGAAAAAGAAGAAAGCAAAAGCTAAAAAGATGATGGGTGGCGGTAAAGTCTATGCCCGTGGGTCTAGAAAGGCTAAATACAATGGCTGAAAAAGATAAAAAAAATAATAAAAAAGTTAACCGGAGAGATTACTGGAAAGAGTCTTTAAAAGCCGAAAAAGAAAGAATGAAAAAACTGTATGAAAGTCGCCAAACACCTTATGAAAGAAAGGAAGCAAAGCGTACTGAGGACAACGTTAAAGAAGTTATGGAAGGTTTAAATGTTTCTAAAGAAGAAGCTGAAAAGATTGTACGCGATACTCTCTTTCGTGGTAAACGCCGATTAAAGAACCCGTGGATAATAGGCGAGTCGATAATAGATTTTGGCACTAAAGAAGGACAGAAAGAGGGCAAGGCACTGCTGAAGAAACGACGTAAAAAACTTAGACGACAAAAAAAACTTCAAACAGGTAAAGAAGTAAACAAAGGCGGTTTGCTTAAAAAGAAGAATGGCGGTAAAGTCTACTCACGCGGATCAAGAAAGCCTAAATACAATGGCTAAACCCGGTCTATATTCAAATATTCATGCGAAACGTAAACGTATCGCCGCTGGTTCTGGTGAAAAAATGAGAAAACCCGGAGCAAAAGGCGCACCTACTGCTGCTAACTTCAAAAAAGCCGCAAAAACTGCGCGTAAAAATAACAAAAGTCGCAAAAACATCAAAAAAAGGGCTTAACATGGCAAAAGGTGTCGCACATTATTTTAAAGATGGAACAAAGCACTCTGGAGGTATGCATAAAATGCCAAACGGGCATGTACATTCAGGTGTAAGACACTCCAAGACTAGTAAAAGGCTGTATCATTTTAAAGAGTTAAGCAAAACGGCTCAGAAAAAAGCAAAGAAAAAGGGTAAATAAATATGCCGTACTCAAAATATAGCCCAAAACAAAAGAAACTTGCTGCTGTAGCACCTCCTCGTAAGAAAATTACAGGTGCAGACCTTAAAAAGTTAGCAAAAAAACGTAAACCTCGTACAAAACGAGCGTAAGATGGCTCAAAAAGCGATTCCTCGCACAAAAAAGAACTATCGTGCTACTAAAAAGGGTGCAGGAATGACACGCGCTGGCGTAGCAGCACATCGTAGAGCCAATCCGGGCAGTAAACTCAAGACGGCAGTGACAGGAAAGGTCAAACCGGGAAGCAAAGCAGCAAAACGGCGTAAATCGTACTGTGCTAGAAGTGCAGGACAGCTAAAACGATCCTCTGCCAAGACACGAAACGACCCTAATTCAAGAATACGCCAAGCTAGAAGGCGTTGGAAATGCTAATTCAGCAAAGTCCAACAGATTCTTTTTACAGGTTTGTATTATATCGAAATAGGTTAAATTTTATAAAATCATACGCTAAAACAGCAAAATCTACGGTTATTCAATCTCATCATGCTGTAGATGTATGGGTATAGTTTTTTATGACATCAGAGGCATCAACAAACAAAAAGAAGCGCAGAGGAAGACCGCCCTTGCAACCCGGCGAAAAAGGGCGCTACCAGTACTCAAGAGTACAAAAAAAGAAAGTAAGCGAGCGCCAAAAGATCGCAGCGCAGAAACAGAGCTTAGAGAGAGCGGAGAAACGGCTACAGAAGCTGAACAAGAAGTCGGAAGCGTTACGGACATCGGATCGTATCGCTGGCAAAGGTGGCGTACTTGACGAGACAACGATCTCTCAACTTCCAGTACAGGTACGAGAGCAACTACAGGAAGATACAGAACTTATCTTCAGTCCGAACGAAGGTCCACAAACGGACTTTCTAGCATCACCAGAAAAAGAAGTATTGTATGGTGGTGCAGCGGGTGGTGGAAAGTCCTATGCAATGTTGGTAGACCTTTTACGGTATGCTGACAATCCTAACCATAAAGCTTTACTTTTACGACGTACACTTGCAGAGCTAACAGAGCTTATTGAACAATCACGCAAACTCTACCCTCGCGCCTTTAACGGTGCAGTATTTAGAGAATCAAAATCAACATGGATGTTTCCGAGTGGTGCTACAGCACTTTTCAGTTATGTAGATAAAGACCACGACGTTACACGATATCAAGGACAAGCTTTTACATGGATAGGCGTCGATGAACTGGGACATTACCCCACCCCCTATGTTTGGACTTACCTTCGTAGTCGTCTCAGAACCACCGACCCCACGCTGGAAACGTATATGCGAGCATCTGCGAATCCGGGTGGTTCAGGTGGTTGGTGGATTAAAAAGATGTTTATTGATCCTGCGCCACCGAACACGCCGTTCTGGGCCGTTGATCCTGACACGGGAAGAACACTTAAAAATCCAAAGACACAACAGCCGCTGTTTCAGCGCAGGTTCATACCAGCAAGACTTACAGATAATCCTTATCTAGCAGAGTCTGGTGAATATGAAGCAATGCTTCTTAGTTTGCCAGAAGTAGAACGCAGAAGGCTTTTAG